ATTGGTAGTCTTTACTCCACGTTGTGTTCTACCTGCACCAAAGCCACCATCGACTTGTTGGCCTCCTCTACCCTTTACACTACAGAGCAGTAGACCTTCATATTCCATTTCATCATATAGAATAGATGCAACTTGTTCACCGATGTCATTGATCTCTACAAGCACCTGTGCTTCGTTGTACTCCTTCGCAACCCTGTAAATTACATTCGGGTATAGGAGAGGTGATAGAGAATTGTTTCTGAACTTTGCTACCATTCTATATGGAAATTCGGTTACATCCATGAGAACAAAGGCATGGTAATCAATGCCTACCCCTCGGGATGTATCAACCGTCATGACATATGTGTGACCCTTTTTGGGCTTTTCGTATATGTCAAGACCCTCATCGTTAGACAGAATTGGTTTTCGCCATGCCAGCGTCTTGAGTTTATTGGCTGATATCAGAGTATTAGTGGAACCAATAAAGTCACATTCAAATTCCACACGGAACTGTTGCTCTGAGGTGTTAGCGATGGTTTGCTTTTTCCACTTTGCATCTCTACCGGGAACCTGTTGCCAGTTGACCTCCACAGGAACATACTCGTTGGTTCCTTCTTGGGCTCCTACCCATAGTTTGTAGTATAGGTTCAGTCCCTTGGGAGTCGAGACGATAAGAACCTTAGAGGACTTACCAGATGAGATCGTAGGATATACCGAACTGAAGAACTCTTCCGCCACTTCATGGGGAACGTATGCAAATTCGTCAAGGAAGATGAGGTTGAACGTACCACCACGAACAGCAGAGGATGACGTAGCGGATGCAAGAATACGAGAACCATTCTCCAGTTCAATCGATCCCTTGTTCCAACTCTCGACTCCCTGTTGAATCCACTTGGGCAAATGTTCATATGCCATCTTCAATCGAGTCAGTAGTTCTCTCGCTGTTGCTTGCTTGTTAGCAAGGATGGCAACATTCACCTGTGGGTTGAACAGGATAAAATGTAGCATGTACGCAATGCACGATGTTGACTTACCACTCTGACGAGGATACTTCACAATCACAAAGCGATTGTCGTGCATCTTGTTGATTAGTTCTTGTTGGAATTCCCAAGGTTTGAAAGGCTGCAACCCCTCATCGATTGTGATGATCTTCACATAGTTTTCGATGAAGTATAGGGGATCCTTTTCGCACTTGATATACTCTTCGACTTGTTCTGGTGTGAACTCAATCGGAGAGTTGACTGGCTTTAGGTTTGGGTTTCCGAGATATGTGTTAGGTTTCTTGTCCGTCATGGTCTATAATTTCACCCTCAATCATATTTGGATTCTTCGATCTTTCCTTCAGATAGTTCTGAAGATCACTCGTTGATCCAAAGTATATCGCATTATTAGTTATCGACTTTGCGTGCTGATCACCGTCAACCTTACGAATGTCTTTGATCTTCTTGTGTGTATCAATTAGATCCTTGTTTACATCGGCAAGTTGCTTGATCAAGATCGCAGCGACTTCATATGCTCTGGGAGACTCTCCCTCATGTGCAACCTCAAGTATACCTTCCAACGCTTCGTTGCCTTGTTGGATGAGTCCTTTGAGGTTTGTTCTCACATCTGCATAATCTTTGGTGACCTTGTTCTCTTCGGAGACTTCGATCTCGATTGGTTTTCTAGGCTCAATGGCAGTTTCTTCTGACTCCTCTTGTGGTGTCAGGTTAAGTGCCTCTGAGATTTTTTTATCCACTGATTTCTTTTTGCTCATATCAATACCATGTGCTATCTACATCTTTAAAGATGTCAATGTTTTCATATACGTCATAGGACTCTGGTCCTGTTGCTAATGGAGCCGGACCAGTTATTCCTTTCTGGACTGCATATGATTCTACTCTCGAATAGTCGATTGGAATGTATGGGTTTGCTGTTCCAGTCACTCCGCGTTTACTGGTGTCATGGATTCCAACTTGAACTTGCTTGATGGCCTTGGAATCACGAAGAGGACCATAGATGTTTGTCTTGACTGTAAACGACAGAGTAAACATAATTGTTCTTCTGTCCTCGAAATCGCCTTCGTAAATATCCTCTGAGTCGATGGAAGTCAGAACCACAGGGACATCGATCTTCTTGTCGATTTCAGTGAAGTTGATTGTAACATTGAAGTCTGGTGTGAAGTATGGAAGGATGGACTCTACAATTCTCAGTCCAGTATCCATATTCTTTGCCATGATGTACAGACCAAACTCTAGTTTATATGGAACTTCCGACCATCTGAATACCTGTTGCTTCTTTGTGTCATCGAAGCCTCCCTCTTTCTTGACCACCTTAGTAATGGTATTACGCTTTCGATCAGGATCGTATGCGTAACTGGTGATCTCGAATCCCATTCTAGGTAGAGTCATGGCAAATGTTCTACCATCTTCTAATTTACCATTGTTGATTCTATCAAACCATTTTTGCTTCGGTGCGTATGATAAAGGAACACGCACGATATCGTCTCCCACATTAACATACACGCTGTTGAATAACGACCCGAATGCCACAACAGTCTTACGAATAGATTCATTGTAGAATGGGGTAGTTTCAAACATCAGTCACCGTCCTCACCAAATGGGTTCGTAATCGTAAAGTCTACAAGATCGTCCATCTCAAGATCAATGTCCATTGCATCATTATTAACAGGACTGGTGTTGACCGTGGTAGTTGTCTGACCACCACCATTGTATGTCCACGATGCACCCGAACTGGATCCAACAATATTTAGTCCGTTCGTGATGGTTCCTGAGAGATCAGTGATTCTCAGTTTCCTTGTGGTGGAGTTAAACGAAACAACCTTAGCAGTTGCAGTTCCCTGTGTAACCGTTTCACCGTTAACAAACGTGCCAGTGCCACCAGACTCCATGACCAGATCGATAGCAAACTCTTTGTACTCTTCCACTTCTTCGTCGATGTCGGTAAACCCAGTGTCCAGTGTTTCTCCACTGTACTTGAAGAGTTGACATGATAACTTGAACGTATGGTTTTTGCCTAACTGGTAGAATGGGTTCTCATGTTCTACGAAGGTGATTTCAAACAGCCCCTTGGAAAGTGGGAAGTAAATCAAGTCTCCCTCTCTTGGAATACTCGCACCCGTGATACCCGTTCCAGTG